ACGTTGGTGTTCACCCGGTTCACGTTGGTGTTCACCCGGTTCACGTTGGTGTTCACCCGGTTCACGTTGGTGTTCACACGGTTCACGTTGGTGTTCACACGGTTCACGTTGGTGTTCACCCGGTTCACGTTGGTGTTCACATTAAGCACTGCTGTGTTATTCACTGCTGTGGTTGTGGTTTTGATAACAGAGACCTGACGCTTTCGCGCAAATTTGACAGGTTCATGAATTTTCATATATCGGAGACGCTTACCGATGGCATCAACAATTTGACTCTTCGTCATCTGTTCAACATTCTTTAAATTAACCTTACGAGCAATCCTTTTAAGATCTGCACGTTTTGTGGTTGAATCAAAAAGAACTTCATAGTCACTGGGATTCAAAGGGGAGTTCTTATCAACGAGATAAGTTCTACTTGAATTCATAACCAATGGTGGAAGAGGCAATTTGTCGTCCTGAATATCTTGATAAGCCTGGCATATTTCTTTCTTTGTTAGCTTAATATCGACCCCAGCGTTGATCTTAATCAACTTCCTAAGGTTTTCTATATCCGCGTCTGGGTCACACGCGTTCATTGTTTATATTAAGTTAACAAAAAAGTGGAAGGAATTTATTTAGTGGTTGAGTAACCAATGTTATATAGTCTAATTTTGTCTTCATAAGACATGTTAAAGTCAAAAATATTCGTATCACCTACGTGTATTTCAATAAAATTTATATTTTCACTATATTCAATACGATTTGTTATAGTTGAACGAATAAGAGATTCAAAAAATTGTCTTGGATTATTTATCTCTTCTTGATATACACGATCCATTTTGAGCTTGATACATGTAATCTGATGTGGCTTCTTGTCAAGAAATGGTACCATTGGATAGTGTTCTTGAGTTCCACCATCTATGTATGTCTTCCCTTCAAACTTACCACATGCAAATATAAGAGGTATAGCCATGCTCATACATACGGCATCTATCACTTTCATTTTAGGATGTGTATCCCGAGAAAAATATTCAGTAGTTGAAGTATTCAAACAGTACGCAGATACATAAATCTTCATGTCCAATTCTTCAAATGTTGGGTCACAACCACAAATATCGACAAGTTTATCACGAATGGGACCTAAATCAACAAAACCAAATTTGTTAAAGAAGGAGCCAATGCGTAATTTAACAAATTCAGGGATATTTAGTGTGAGAGCTATATCAAAAATCTCATCAACAGACATCCCCAAAGCCAAAAACAAGGTTAATATTGATCCCGCAGATGATCCAGATATTTCCTTGACATCCACAAGTTTGGATTCTTGTGCCTTGAGAGTTCCAATCATCGAGTATATACCCATTGATGCGGGACCCAAAACAAGGTACTTCATTCTCCTACTTAGTAGAACTGAGGAAATTGGCGACGCAAAAGCGCGAAGACAACCGCGAAGACAATCGAGTGGGTCAAAACCGCGGGGAGGCTCGTTTGACCAGATCGGAGAAGACCGCCAGAACCTGGTGGAATAGTCAAAAGAAGACCTGGGCTGAGCGCCATGAAGAGCGCTGTGGTTACGATCAAGTCCGTCTTTGTCAAGACAAGACCCATCGCCTTTGCGATGAGACTGTAGACGAGGAAAAAGACGAGTGCGTGGAACATAGTGGCCATTTGGGAGGTCTTTCCGTTCAAGAAGTTGACCTTTCGCCCGTCGGTGGTCAAAAGAACGCCTGGGCTGAGAGCCAAAAAAAGAGCGGCTGGAATAGCGACTTTTTGGGATGTAATATCGGGGAGCATTGTTAATATAGATCTATATTATTTTGTGTGGTATACTGATGAACAAACTTAACCCAATGATCAAATGTAGCACCTACCATAAATTCGTTACAGAGATCTGTGTCTTCTAAATAATCACCCATACATCTCCAGATATATGAGAGATGAAACTCATATGGAATCCAAACAAAATCACAATCATCGTTGTGATAATTGTAACAGAATTCAGCAAAATCGGAAAAATCACAAGTGTTGAGTAGAGAATGCTCCAAGTACGCATCTCTCAACAGCTGTTGGATTAAATCCCAAAGTGCCCACAATTCATCTGAGTATTTGATTTGCCAATCTTCAACACTGAGATGAACATCATCTTCGACATCTTCTTCGTCACTGGGGATAACATCGTATCCCGCTGTAGCTTCATAAACATATTGACTCCAAACCATGGCGTCTACTTATCTTCCTTCTCGGGCTTATCTTTTATCCCAGTTAATGAGATTGAAGTTGATTCTTTTACTTTAAGGTTGTCCTGAATAGCATTAAGAGCACCTTCAACCTTGGCTTCATCTCCTCCAAAAAATTGAAGGAGTCCATCCTTAATAGCATCCTTATTCATGCTACCCTTTCGCACCGACTTGCGAATACTAATCTTACCTTTCCTGAGGTTAATGGTATCAATGCCCTGATCAATCATATGCTTCTTGACTGCCTCCTTGAGTCGCTTTTCTTCTTGATTGAGAATCTTGATATCAGATTTTGCTTCAGAAAGTTGTTTAGAGAGTTCCACAAGCTTGGAAACACTCGCCGAAAGTTCGTTAGGTACTGACATTATTTACATAAAGCTAAGGTCTAATCTTTAAGCGAAATTTAGCACAAATCGCGTTGCATGGTATCTGGGACAATGGTAGAGTTGTTCCAAACGAATGGATCCTTGGGGTTTGGTGGATCCGCGCGAATTTGTTGGTTCGCGTTACGCAAAGCACCACCAATGGTTTCAGGGAAACCAATTTGTTGGCGTGGTTCAAGGAAGTTTTGACCCGCAAGGATGTCTTCTGGGGCGAATTCACCAAAGTCCTCGGCAGAGGCAACCTCACGTGGGAGGAGAGAAGACGCCAAACCGACACCTTGTTCCATACCACAGCCGTTCTGGACTGGAGCGGCGGCTGGACCCGCGGCCATAGCTGGAGCCATGTCATATGCGCTATATTCACGTTCACGAATAGAATAAGCAGACTTGTTGTTCATAGTGAAGAGCAAGTAGACCAACACGGCGACCGCAGCCAACATCATGAGGTTTTGAGCACGACCCTTCTTCATCATCTTTTATATATGTTCAACAATTTTTTTATTGCTCGGTCTCTTCATCGTCGACAAAAGCATATTCTTCTGGGTAAGTGTCTAAGATTGGGTCTGGGTGAACTCTGACCTGGACAATATTCCAAGAAGCACCAAAAGATTTCTTGGCGAACCAAATTCCGGCAAATTCCAAAATCACGTCACAAGTCTTATTGGGCTGGACACTTTCAATGTCAATTTGCTCTTGTTGAGCATTGAATACCTTGGTGACTTCGAGACGTTCGCCTGTAATCTGATTGTCAGCAATACTGGAAGTATATGCGCCTTCGATCACTTTTTCGGAAAGTTGCTTCCCAAACCAGGTTTCACAGTTTTCATACGCTGATTCAAGATTGAGGGCGTCAATGTCAGCAATCTTCTTGGCATTACCCTCGTGTGTAAGGTCAAAAACAATGTCGCCTGAAACATCGGCAACCTTTACCTTATTCAATTGGACCAAAGACTTTCGCTTGGTATCATTGAGAGCTTTCACGAAGTAGAGTCCATCATCACCTTTAGCTGGGGCGTTATACAACATGTTATATGTGGAATGCGTCTCAATTCTTTAAACCAACAAATGGTATTTGGGACGCTTTCTTTATAATTGAACCTGGAACCCACTTATCACGGATTGGATTGTAACCATACAATAACTTAGTTATGTTCAAATTATTAGGAATATTCTTTCCTGTAGCTGGTCTATAGTTATATTGATTTCTAACATACGTTGGTGATCTGTTTTTCACCCATTCTTGTGTATTGAGATTAAAACGTTGATTTCCGTGAGTTTGTATGTATCCTGGAATGGTTACATTTGGAAGAGATGACTTTACACCATACACAATTTGCCTTGACAAACGTTCTTCATTTGGTTTGGTTGTATATTCCGCATACTTTAGTGGATTGACACGCGCTGCCTGTGACATATTCACAACGCCATATTTAGATGTTTTAAACCTTGGCGTTTGTATTTTATTGTGTGTATATTCGTAAATTTTGTTAATGTCGTCATTTGGTCTAACATTGATATTCTTCTTAATCATTTTGGTGAGTTTGTACATACGTTGTCTATCCTTCTCCTTTTTCTCTGGTCGAAGTCCAAGCTTTTGCATGAGATAGACATCGTCAATGAGGAAACGCTTACCTGCGACATA